ATAAGACAAGTGACTATGTGGGAGAAGGGTGAAGACGGCATCTTTAAGTATGAGATTTCTGATGGAGACTTTAAAGAACCTTTCATAGGTGTAATAGATGCTATAAAAGATGATATTGCAGACTTATATAATGAGGATGCTAATTTTAAAAAAGAGGCAGATAAGGCTATGAAGAGTAATGATATGGTGGTAGTACCTTATAGGACTTTAAACTCCATAGCTGATAATTACGAGGATAACCCCTTAACAATAAAAGATATTATAAATGACCCTGTTTTAGATTTTTATCCTGAGATAGCAGATGCAAAGCTTATTTTTCAAATTAGATTACCATCTAAAAATAAAGAAAATCATGGTTCTTTTGATCCAAAAACTAAAACTATATATTTAAATGTTTTACCAGATGTAATAAGTAAGAACTTTACAGTAGATGATATTTTCTCAACCTTAAAGCATGAGATACAACACTATATACAAGAAACAGAAGGGTTTCCTACTGGTGGTAATTCTGTTTATTTTTCAAAAATAGGTACAAACACCTTAGTTAAAAACTTAGATGAGCTTGTTCAGGATGGTGTTATAACAAAGTCTTATAGAGATCAAATAATAGCCTACTCTGATAAAATAAATGCTCAAAGAAAAAAAGATGTAAAGCTTAAAAATCAAGTTAAAAAACTAGTAGCTGAGTTAATGCAAGAAAACTATATTAACTTTAGTTTAGAGTCAGTTATAAAGGCGTACCCCTCTATTAAGGATGAGAACGCTTCAAAGATTAGAGAAATTTTAACTACAGCTATAGATAAATCTTCTGCTAAACCAACACCAAGAGTCAGTGGTCTTAGAATCCAATACATAGAAATGATTGGAGAACTTCAAAGTGAATTAGGTAAGTTAAATAAGAAATATAGTGGTTTTAATTTATATAAATCTGTGTATGGTGAAATAGAGGCAAGAGTTGTACAGAATAGATTAAACATGGATCAGGCTGCTAGGTTAGCAGAAAGTATTTCTGAGTCTATGAATAAAGAGATGGAGAGTATAGGAGCTCAGGAAAAAATAATTCTTTTCAGAACAGAAGAGCAGCTTGAAAAAAATAAACGTCAACCAGAGATATTAAGACAGAAGTTAAATGATGCTAGAGATGCTGAATTACTTCCTAAGAAAAGACTACAGATCGAAGATGATGCTGGTACTTTTGATGAGACACTATCTGCACTAGACTTAAATCAAGATGATGTAAATAAGTGGAGAAAAGACAACAAGAAGCCTAGAAAGAAAAGAGTTCCTAGTGATCTTATAATGAAGTATGCTAATCAAGAAATAAGTTTTGATGAGTACACTGAGGGTCTTAAGACTCTGTATCCATATATGTTTGATACAGACGAGAAGATTGCTAACATGTCTGTGCCAGACTTTACATCCTTCGACTTAATGGTTAAAGCCTTGAAAAGTTCTCAGGTTGAAAAAGGTTTGATAGACCTTAATAAAACAATACCTAATGGTACTAGAGTTGGTTCTAGGTTAGATATAAATGCTAATGGAGACTTCGGAGTTCTTTGTAACTCTATACATACTGGTGACTCAAGGGGTAAAGTTTTGGGTTATAGTAAGTTCTCTTTATTAACTGGTGTAACTTTTAGAACTAATCCTAACACAGCACTAGCTATAGGGTTAGGTGAGTTAAACAAAAGTCCTTTCGCTAGAATGGAGGGTAGCTGGAACAACGCATCAGAACAAGATGTTCAGTCTGTCGCAAACAATTTACTTCAAAGAATGAAAGATGGTGATCCAGATGTAGTTCGTGTCTCTATGAGACCAGACATGGCGTCTTACTTTTTTGATACTAAGACTGGCTTACCTTTAGATAAAGCTGATAGACTTGTGCAGATAGGTGGGTTTATATTAGCTGAGAATCCTGTACTAACTAGTCCTAGCGATCCAAGGTTTATGGCTGAGAGTGATCAGTACCCAACTATAAAAAGGTATCAAGATGTAGAAGAAGACTACAAAGATGTAGAGTCAAATGGGTTTAGATCAATGGTGTTTGAGTCTATATTAAACTCATCAGATGTAAGTAGACTACCATCTGACTGGATTGAAATTATAAACAAGTTCCCTGGATCTTCTTTAGAAGCTCAAGGCATGAATATAGGTCAGTTATTAAATAACTTTCAATCAGAAAACAATTTAAAAACGTTATCAAGGTCTCAAGTTTTAGAGTTGGTTTCTAACAATTTACCTAGCGAGCAAGAGGCAGAGTCAATGATGTTACCTAGACTTCAGTTGGATGAAGATCAAGATGATCAAGAGTTTTTATCTTTCTCTACCCCAGCAATGGATATACTATTTGGAATTAGAAAAGCTGCTATAAGTCTTGACTATAAACTTGGTGAGTATTTGACTAAAGGAAGAAATAAAAGAGCAGGCTTAACTACTAAAATAGAAAATGTTAGGACAGAGACAGATCCAATAAGAGTAAGAGCAACAAACTTTCTTATAAATCCTGAGAACACGTTTAACGATCCTAGACTTACAGATTTATTTATAAAGATGCATGGTGAATTAGCTGTAGCTATGGACCAAGCTAAAAGAAGAGCTGTAATATTTCAACTTGCTGTTGCTCAGTCTAAAAAAGGATTTACCCCAAGACAGCTTACTGGTTATCTAAGGGGTTACAATGAGACCTTAGATGAGAACAATGAGCTTGTAAGAAACTATACAGACATAAATGATCTTGATGAGGTTGTAACAATAAGCTTGTTTGGTAAAAAGACTGAGGTAAATATAAGAGATTTAATGATTGAGATGCGTGAGGACATAGATAATTTATCTATGAAGGGACTAGAGACTGGTGCGTTTACTGGTGATATGGCTGCTTCAGTAAAAGAAAACTTTGGGTTCTACCTACACAGACAGTATAAAAAACACGCTTTAGATTCTTATGAAGTACCTCAAGAGAATGTTGATCGTTCAAAAGAATTAATTAGAGAATCTATTCTAGCACTAAAAAATAATACTTTAGATCCAGTTGAGGACGCAGTTGAGTTAGATGCACTTGTTGAAACTACGTTTAGTAAAATATTCTCTGGCTCTAACATGAACGACTTAAATCAGGAGGGTTTAACTCCTTCTCAGGTAAGTGTTGTGAAATCAATATATAAACAAAGAAGTGACATTATACTTGAGATAAGGGAAATAATGGGTGAGATTCATGACCCACTAATAACTTATCTATCCACTGTGGCTAAACAAAATAGAAGTATAGGCACTCACTTTATGTTAGATCAGATGCAGAAAATGGGTGAGGGTAAGTTCTGGTCATCACAAGTGGTTAATGGTCAGTTTGTTGGTAATGGTTTGGTAAGACAGTTAGACTCTAAGTTTGGTGCTTTTGAGGGTCACTATGTAAGTGATGAAATATTTGCTGTTTTAAATAACGTGTATCAGGATAAACAAAAAAGTGGGATTGAGTTTTTTATTTATACAGCTACACTTCTTACAAAGTGGTCTAAGACTGTTGGTAACATACCAACACACCTTAGAAACTTAATGGGTAACTTTGCTTTTATACTTCAGAGTGGTCACCTACCAATAACTCCAGAGAGAATGAAGTTTGCTGTAGCTTCTTTTAAGACAGTTGTAAATAACTTTAGATATAAACCTGAATCTAAAAAACAAGAGACCTATGAGTATCTTAAAGAGAGGGGTATAATGACTCAAGACACTGAGATAGGTTTACTGGACGATGTTTATAACGATCTTAGTAAGAATAATTTTGACATTACTCTTCACACTCAAAATAAATTTAACAGACTTGTTTCTGCATTAAAGAATGTTCCTCGTGCTATGAACAAGATATATCAGTCAGAGGATGAGATATTTAAAATATATGGGTTCTTAGTTGAGGAGGCTAGATATAAGAGAGCTGGTCTTAGTGAGTCTCAGGCTAGAGAAAAGGCTGCAAGCATAATAACTAACACCTATCCTAATTATTCAAAGATACCTAACGTGGTTAGAATGATTGGTAAGTTCCCTTTATTTGGTACATTCGTAGCGTTTCAGTCTGAAAGTTTAAGAGTTGGTTACAACTCAGCTCTGATAGCAAAAGAAGAGTTATCTAGTAGTAACCCAACTATTAGAAAAATTGGTGCAGAAAGATTAGCTGGTATAACCACTAATAATATTCTTACGGATGCTGCTTACAGAGCTTTATCTGTTATTGGTCTTACTTACTTTGCTGGTGAGGGTGAAGATGATGAGGGTATATATGGAACTAAACTTGGTGAGATGACTCCTAATAAAATGTTTAGGATGATTGTGCCTCACTATAATAAAACTGGTAACCTATCTATAATAGCTAAAGGATTTCTTGTTGGTGACAATAAAAAAAGTTTTGAGGGTCAGTTAAATAATGATGCCTATGTAGACTTTTTTGATTCAAGTAAGATTGATGGTACTGGTTTTCAAAAAAACATGATGAGAATTATGCTTGGTGATACTGAAACAGAGGATGACTTTAGCACCTTACTTGAGTTGTATGATGAATTTCTTGGACCTTTCTTTGGTACTGATATAACATTTAAGTCTATAGGTGATGCATCTAAACTTCGTGAAGACTTAATTAGAAAAGGTTATAGTAATTATCAGGCAAACAAACAAGTTGCAAATATGCTACTTAGTGACCTAGCACCTTCTATGATTGAAAATACTATTATAGCTACTAAAGGACTTTTTTCTAGTGAAGAAACAGATGTTTTGTTAGCTGAAGAGATGGAAGATGAAACTATACCACCAGAACAAGCTGCACTTAGACTACTTGGTATAACACAACAAAGAGTAAACGTAAATAAATCATTATTCTTTGGTGCAAGATCTAGGTATGGTAAAATGCAAGCTGAGTTAGAAAGACTTGGTATGAAGTATAGTGACCTTGATGACCCTAAAGTATTAGGAATAGTTGATACAAACGAAGAGTTATCCTCCAGATTAAGAGATCTTATGAATTTTGTAGCATCAAATAAATACTTTGGTGATCTTCACGAACAGGATATAGATGCAGCTTTATCTGCTGCTGGAGTTAGTACCTACATAAAAGATTATATTAGGTACAACAAACCAGTTATCAGTAAAATAAATTAAATTACGAAGATATATCAAAATTTATCTTTAACTTTATACCATCAATGATAAACACTCATTACTTTCTTGAACGTTTTTCTTGATTTGGTTTAAAGGAGGGGTGATTCCCTCCTTTTTTTTAAAATTATATGGAGGTAGGTATACAATTAGTAAATGGATTTGTGTTTGGGGTTAGGTTATTTCACCCAACAGAATATATGCCATACAGCGAAGTCCAACTATTTGTTGGACCTATATGCTTCTATTTAATATGGGATTAATCTTCTACGCCTTCACCATCTTCAGTCTCTTCTATATCTATTAGAAAAGCATCTGACTCCCAGATCTCAAATAAATTATCTCTAGATTCGTCAGCTTTTTTAAGATCTTTCTCTGCTACCTTTCTTGCTTTTTCGCTACTACTTTTGTCTGTCATAATTTTTATTTTTAGGACTCCGACCTAAGATGGTATCGACTGTAATATCTACCTCCTTTTGGTTTGATGGAACGTATATGTCTAAGTGTTGACCTGTATCATGCAGGCGTCTTAAAAACAGCTTGAATCGCATCTTAAATTCAGGAGTCCTTATTCCTTTTGTCTCTATTATGAAACCCATGTCTAAATTAATAAAGTCTGGCGTATACGATATATTTCTTATATTACCAGGCTTTTGTTTAAATGTAGTCTTACCTTTTGTTTTACCCTTGTCCATAAGAGTGCCCTCGAACTTGAATTTCTCTACAAGCTCAAACGTTTTACCTTCATATTGATTAGGGATTTTTGCTTTCTTTAAGGCTCTATAGCAGTAAAGCTCTAGTCCAGAGGCAAATGTAATTCCATCTGCTTTGTGTTTCTTAGCTTTAGTTATCTGCTTTCCTTTTCTTCTTTTGAATCGCATCAAGCCAAGATACAAAATAATTATTTCTTACCTCTGTTCCTTGCTCTATTTTTAGATTGAGGCTCTAATATTAAACCACCTTCTTTCGTGTGTGACGCATCTTTTCCGTCACCTTTCTTACCTTTCTTTCTATTGAATAGGTTTAGTTTGACACGATACTTTTTTCTTTTCTCTGAAGAAGAATACTTGGAGTCGTACTTTTTTTTCTTTTCATACGACTCCTTATTCTTTTTATAATGCTTAGTGCTTTTACTTGCCATGCTATATTATTGTAGCCTGCAAGATACAAATTATTCTTCAGACTTAGCCTCTTCAGGTTTCTCTTGTTGATCTGACTTAAGTAGACCTTTAAAAACGTAATGCTCTACCTCAATTAATATCTCTCTAAAAGCATCAATATCTCCATTAGATGTCATAGATGCTGCTGCGTTTACACAGTCTAACCTTCTCTCTAGATTATACTTAATCATTCTAAGGTTTTTTTCTTCTTCTTTTTCTTTTTTAGTCATAACTGAAATTTAATTATTGTTAGTAAATTAATATCTATATAGAATAATAACTCTCTATCCCATACAGATCCTGGTCGTGGGTTTTTCATGCCACCCCACTCAACTGTGGCTTTTGTTATTTTACGCATCCAAATATAACCAATTCCATCGAGAAACCTCCAAGCTATACACAAAGGTAACTCTCTATGAAGAGCCTCCTTTTGACAATGCTGTATCTTTCTTATAGATGTCCTAACTCTTTGTACGTCATCCATGTTTAACGACATTGTTTTTATTTCGCACAACGAGACAACTTTCATTGTTTTATTATCTAATATCTCAGCATCCACTGGTGCGTACCTTCCTAATTGATTATAGTTTAGATCTTTTCCCTCTAAAAGTATACGAAGAGTTTCAGCCTCCCTATCTCTATCCTCCTCACTTTCAAATCTAGGCTCTTTTCTCATTTTAAATCTTTACTATGTTTAATCATTTCCCAACTAAGGTATAGTAATATCAAACAAATAACACTTATAAATATTTCTATCATCTTTTTAAAATTTAATTACTAATATTTTCTTCTGCTGTATTTCTAATACTATATATAAAGTCAGTTAACGCATCACTTAACTGATCTATGACATCTTGATTATCTTTCAGCCAGTCATCATCCATTGTTTTCTCATAGCTTTTTGCTGTATTCATAAGCATGTTAAACTTTTTTTTAACCAGCCCAGAGTGTTCACCTTGAAGGTTATGCAACTGCTCTCTAAAGCTTTTAAACGTAGCTAATAATAACAGTAAATTTACTTGACTATCCCCCCTCATAACTAAAAAGATTCTTCTGGCTTAACTGAAATAAACTTAGCTTCAAAATCTTGAGGGTCAATAAACTTAGTGTACTCCTTCTGAAAGTGTAGAGGTAGTGTTCCAGTACCTATATTTCTACCCTTAGCGAATATTAAATCAACAAGACCTTCTGTAGAGCTTCCACTATCATCATTCATGATGCCATAGTATTCTGGTCTGTACACCAACATTACAACATCAGATGCCTGCTCTATTTCACCACTCTCACGCAGATCAGACAAGCCTGGTCTACATCCCTCTCTTCTCTCCACACCTCTACTTAACTGAGATAAAGCAACTATTGTTATGTTTAACTCTTTAGCTATATTCTTAAGCTCACGAGCAACAAGGGCTACCTCTTGTTCTCTTGAGGATCCACTACCCTTAACTAACTGAAGATAGTCCACTAAAAAGAATTTAACATCCTTAGTAATTACATACTGCCTAATCTTATTTAAGAGGTACCTCAAAGATGAATCCTTACACTCATCAATAAACAAACACGTTTCTTCTAGTTTGCCAATAGCCTTGTGTATCCTTTTTATTTCATCATCCTGAATAGTACCCTTCATTATATACCTATTGTTAACCTTACTCTCTAAGGAAACCAACCTTTGAAGTAACTGAGTGTCGCCCATCTCGTAAGAGAATACAGCAGTAGGTACCCCAGCCTTAGCACAATTATAACAGAAGGCTAGACCAAGAGATGTCTTACCCATGGATGAGGCACCACCTATAACTATTAAGTCGGTTTCTTGCCAGCCACCAGTAAACTTATCTACTGACTGAAACCCAGTTGGAATACCAACCATGCTATCAGAAGCCATACGTCTATTAATATCATCATGAAGCTTTTTTAACTGCTTCTTTATATCAGGTATATCACTTTCATTTATTTCAGATATAGATTTTATCTGATCCTCCAGAAACTGTATGATGTCAAACAAGTCATCATTGTTATTAATTTTTTTATTAGCATGTTCAACAAGTCTTTTAAGACTTTCTTTTTTGTCTTGCTCTAATAAAAATAAAACCATGTTCTTTGTTAGGTATGCGTAGTGATCACTAGCCATACACTCAGCTAATCTAACGTCACACAAAGGATCCTTTATAGATGTTGTTATATCTAAAATATCTGGCTTACTTCCTTTGTCTAGCCTAGATGATATAGCCTTATATATCTTTCTATTTAATGGGTCAAGAAATATTCTCTCTGTAATTAAGCTATGATTGTCATAGTAGTCCCTAGAATTTGACATCATTTTACCTAACAACCTTTTCTCTGTATCAAAACTATCTTTCATGTTCAACGTATTTAGGTTTAATGTATCTATTGGACTTCTTATCTGTTAAAACCTCACTCTTCCAACCTTTATTATTTATCCATGTAGTAGCATTTTTTCTATACTGCTTGTCTGGTGTTGAGTCGACATAACTAACAACACCTTTTAGGGCTTCACCCATCTGTTTTAAAGACAACTGCATGAACGCTTTCTTACATCTTGTTACATCAACTTTTTTATCATATAGATTCCAGAACATATCAAAGGCTTTCTCTTTCCTTTGATCTTCTTCTAAAACTTTATCACCTTTATTAAACCTAGCATCTGTAATCTCTAGATTACTAGTAATATTATTAAAGACATATAATGCCTCCATATCATTATTGTAAAACTCGACTATTTCAAAGTTATTCTTGAATCTTATTCTAATTAAATGATCTTCTATCTCAGCTACGATAATATCTTTTAAGTCTACTATCGTTGTGTTACTTATTCTTATTTTCATAGAACTGTTTATATAATTGTTTAACAAATTCTAGCAACGCAAACATTACTACCAGTAATAAAAGCATTGGCACTACGAAATGAATTATCATGATTTGGTTTAAAAAAAATAGGCTCATAGGTTTTGTTCGGAAATCTTACCCGCAGTAACTATGATTATTAGAGTTTAACTGCTCTCACTCATGCCTATATTATTTATTTAGAATGGTAGATCGTCTTCTACTTTTTCTACCTTCTTTGGCTCTGGCTTGTAGGTATCCACTGCTATGTAGTGAGTCTTACCATACTCGTTTTCACCATCACGATTCTTACACAC